AGAACTCAAGTACTTCTTAGCTTCATCGCTTAATGTCTTAAGAACCGTGTCATAAGTCATCTGGAATGCAGCCTTCTGTGCTTCAGCATCAAACTTACCTTGTGCCTTTAGGCTTTCAACATAAGTTTGATTGGTTGCGATAACAGTGGTCTGAATAGTTTCATTGAGCATATCAATGTACTTCTTGAAAGTATCATTGTCATTCTTCTGCTTGATTTCATCTGCCTTGATGTTCACGAACTGGCAGAAATACTTCACCAAAAGTCCAAGCAAAGGAATAAGAACTACTTTAAAGAGTTCACCAATAATTACAGTCCACTCCATAGTTTCACTCCCAATTTAATTCATTGCCAGCCGCTTTATCTGCGGCATAGCCTATACAAATAGCGTCGGCTTCATCCTGCGTACACTTTGCACCGAATGTTCTTAATACCCAATCCTGGGCGATCTTTTTCTATGCAGCGCGGTTCTTTTCATTTCCTTTAAGAAAATTGCATACTGCGCGCCATTCAGTAGGTGCAAGAATTTCACACGGAATGTTCAGCTGTTGTGCAATTTCAATTATTGCTCCTTGCAGCTGAGCCAATTTCTAAAACGTCGCTATATTGTTCTAATACTGTATATTTTCGATTACCAACTTATCTGGCGCATATTGATCAATTAGTCCTTCTACCCAAATGCAGATTTTGTGTATTCGCTTATGGATATCAGCATCATCCCACTCACGTTTACCATAACAGTTGAGTGAGCCATCGATCCATACCGAAAATCCAGATATCTGTGTTGCTTGATCAAGCGCCAGTATTACCATTGTTGTCAGTAGATCCGAAACCACCTTCGCGCACGCCATCCGCGTTATCGTCGGCGACGGTTCCATACTGAAGGAATACGCCTTGACCGATGCAGTCGCCCTTCTTCAGTACGATGTCAAAAGGTAGTAGATTTATGAGTTGGAAATAAATATGTCCCTCGTTATCTGGGTTGTTATAATAATCAGCATCAATGATACCGACACCATTACCCAAAATCAGCCAATGCTTCAATGGAAGGCTGGACCGCACACTTAACTGCAAGAACCAATCGTCTGGCATTTTTGCTTTGACTCCTGTTGGAACCAAAGTGACTTTATGCCCATATTTCTTAGTGAAGGTTGCAGTTGTATTAAGATCATATGGAAGTGTCTTTAAGAACTCTTCAAATGATCCATAATACGTGCTCAAGTCCTTTGCTAACTCATTAGCAAAATCTGCTTCTATTGAACTTAAATAGCTAGGAACAACCGTGTCCTCTGCGACATAGAAATCATATCCCGCAGAGGATTTGGTTTTTCGATTTGGAATTATAATGTCAGGATCGTCTTGATACTTAGTGATTTTCTCAAACTTAGCATCAATATTCATACTTCACCTGTACTCCGCTTACCGGATCCTTTTCAGAATTTATTACTTTCTTAACTTTAACGACCTGGTATTCTTCTTCTGTCTTTTTATTAAACTTAGTAGTATAAGCAAAAGACTGAAGTTCATATTCGGCCGCAGAGTTCATTTCATCACGCATTTCAAGTGCTTCATTAACAGTATCTACCTTATAAGTCTCTACCACATTCAAAAGATAACGAGCCATATTTTTCTCCTTATTTGTCGTTGATTTCAAATACACAGGTATGATGATTAAACTGTGTACTTAGATTTTGATTAATAGCATCTGCTAAACCAAGACCAGCCGCATTACAAAGTACATGGTCGATATGACTGCACTCAATAGAAGCACTAATAGCTTCGATTAAATTATTCACATCGGCGATATTATAATGCGTCTCTTTTGGTTGACCATTATCATCAAGATAAAAGAATACAGATGGTCCAACTGGATCATAGTTAAAATAACCGTATTTCAATAGTATACAACTCCTTGTTCGTATGGGAACAGATAAGCCACAGTAGGTTCGCCATCCCACATACCCCAAATTTCTACTGCGCCATTGGTATCAATGTCAATTGCGCGGATGTCATTATCACCATAATAATTAGTAATAACATCTTTTACTTCAGCAACAAAACTGTCGTCAACTTTTTTACGAACACTTGTAATTGGTTTTTCCCAATTAGGCCCAGCTTCAAAGATTGTATAATAATGTTTCTCATGGTTCAATAGAGCAAAATGCCTACAATCCACATTTTGTTTCCAGAACCAATCTTTTACTTTATCAAGCGCATTATTGATTTCCATGTTGGTCATCTTTTTTAAACCACGAACCAAGTCTTTATTCATTTGGTACATAGAAATCTGCGCGATAGGATGCTTTTCTTCTTCGGGAATATCCTTTACTTGATTTGCCAAGTATTCAAGGTACTCGTCCTTTTCCATAAGGACAGGTTCTTCTTCAGCAACAACTTTTTCTTCAATTTCAGACATTGTCGTACCTCTTATCATTTTCTTCATTATACCAAATATTTTTTTCGTGGTCAAGATGCCACACGATCTGATTGCGGCTACCCTTATAAGCTAAAGAGATATCGCGCTCAGCCTCGATATATGGGCCTGCTACAATAGCATCAACATTATTAAAAATGATTTTGATATGCGGCTGGGACTTCATAGAACTCATAATATGATCCATAGAAAATCCTGTCCAAAGCCAGATCTTAATACCAGGATAGGCTTGCCGCACGTTCTGTACTACCATGGCAGTAAGGAATTGATTATACTGTGCAAGTGGTTCTCCACCAAGGACTGCAAAACTACGCTTAATTCCATTCCTCTTGATACCATTAAGAATGTCATTCATAGTATTACCGGTGAATTCATGTCCTCGATCTGGATCCCAGGTTTCAGGGTTGTGACACCCTGGACAATGGAGCGGACAACCCTGGGTATAGAAGGATAGACATAAACCCGGGGCTGCCGCAGTATCATCAAATATGATACCAGCGTAACGCATTAACTCTCCATCCTTCCTGTATGTTTTACTCTATCTTCAGTTTCCTTTTGCTTTCCCCAATTAAATGCAGTCTTGTAATTACCAGTTAAGTAGCCGGTAACTCTTCTGAGCTGTTGAATGTGACCGCTGCCGCAGATAGGACAAGTATCGTTAAACTCGCCTGTATAACCGCACTCAAGGCAGGTATCATTGGGCACGTTAATAGCAAAATAAGGAATATCATGATCCATAGCATAGTTTACAATAGTCTCCATTGCATCTATATTGTTAATAATGCCAGTTTCTAACTCAACATATGTGATGCAACCAGCATTACTATAACCGGTTAGCTGGCTTTCGATATCAATCTTATCAAGTACCTTGACATCTTCCCACACAGGAACATGGATACTATTTGTGAAGTATTCATGATCGGAGACATGCGGGATAATTCCATAGCGACTGCGGAACTTCTTCATTGCGGTGTAGCAAAGATTTTCCGCAGGCGTATAGTAAACACCAAAGTTCAACTTGTACTCTTGTTTAAACTCAGCACAACGCTGTTTAAACAATCCCTCAATTTCTTTTGCCAATTCCATTCCATCTGGATGACACTGATTAGAACCAATGAGGATTTCAAGAGTTTCAGCCATACCCAACTGACCGATTACCAAAGTGCCATGCTTGAGCGCAGATCTAATTCCTTCTTCGGGGATATAGCCTGCCATTACGCGGTTTTCGTACATGAACTGCGCAGAACGTGGATCCTGCTTGCACATATATTCAAACCGTTCAATGAGCATGTCTCTTGCTTCGCCGATCTTTTTGTCAAGAATTGCGAAGAAAAATTCCAAGAGTGATTTTTGTTTGCCGTCGCCGTCCCCGCTCGGGCCAGCCTCAACGGCTTCTTTGGCCATCATTGCGAGTGTAGGAAGGATGATAGTTACTGGGCAGAGGTTTCCTCGACCGTCTTTAAGTTGACCAAGTCCATTAACATCAAGGCCGTTTGCTGTTCTGCATCCCATCGTACTGAAATAGGTCTTCGGATCTTTAGGGTCATATCCAGCATTTCCTGACCAGTCGACATTCGCGTAGTTAGGGTAAAGTCTTCTGGCAGTTGACTCAAGAGCGAGTCTAAAAAGGTCGTAATTGGGATCTCCAGGGGCACGGTTAACTTCTTTCATGCACTGGAAGATGCCGCATGGGAAAATTGGGGTGCGATGTAATTTACCGACACCTTTAATTGAACCCTCTAAAAGAGCCTTAATTACCAATCTGCCTTCGGGCAAAGTGCAAGTACCATAGTTAATGGAAGTAAACGGTAACTGATTGCCGCTACGGCTCTGAAGGGTATTAAGATTATGGTACATACCTTCAACAGCCTGCTGCAATTCTTTCTTCATCATATCGAGTGCATATTCATATGCGCGAGCATCATATGCAATCCATTCTGGATCATCAATGCTATAATCCTGCGCATTGGTGATCATGTTGTCGATTTCATAGTCGATGTCCTCTGGAGGACAATTTCTGATATAAGTCCAGCCATCTTTGTAATGTTTCGCAAAACTCATTCTAACATATGGAACCATCGTCCAGTCTAAATGGCTTGCAGAAACACCGCCGAACTGCTGAAGACTCTGTAACTGGAATATAACAGCGATTAACTGGAACGCTGTGTTAATACTGCGGGCAGGTCTAACATCGGTTTGCCGAGTGTTGAAACCCTTCGCAAGTAAATCGTCAAAAGGAATAGTCATGCAGTTGTGCATACCAACCGCATACGCATCAAGGTCATGAATATAGACCATATTGTTTTCATGGTTCTGACGAGCCATATCACTCATGCAATAATTTAACGCATATTCTTTCATAACCGCGGAGTCTGTTTCACCTTTACGGCCGCCGAATGAATACTCGTCAATATTCGCATTTTGATTTTGAACATCGCTTGCTTCGATTTTTGGCTTCAACTTCATAAAGAAGTCATCCTTTTGTTCACGGATTACTTCTTTCTTATAGCGATAGCGTACATACTTACGAGCAGTTTTTGGATCAAACTTCATCAAAAACTCTTCAACGATGTCTTGAATTTCTTCTACTGAAATATCGTATGCTTCGTTCTCTTCTTCAATATATGTAACAATATCTTCCACATATGGCGGATATGGCTTTTCCGGCGCATAGTCTGGATCCCAGTATGCGCGAGCTACGGCAATGCGGATCTTGTTTCCATCGAACTCTACTTTACGACCATCGCGTTTTGTAATCAAACTATAAACCCTCCTTACAAAGGCTGTATAATATATTTGAATTTTGTACTATATATATTATACGTTTTTGACCTGCGCCACATCATTTAGTATGTAGTGGAAACATTTGATCAAATCGCCATCAGTTTCATTCCACAAACTTGTTAAATCTCTATCTTCTTCAAGCCATTCAAAATCTTCTTCGTCGGCTTGAAAACGTCTTACTATTTCATGTACGTCGGGGTCTTTTTCTCTATTTAAACTTCTCAATAAACGAGTTTTATCTGAACATCTAATCCAATAAGGCATTAGTATAATATCTTTATCAAATTTTACAGTTTCTTTTAAACAATCATAACCTTCTGGGTTCCAAACTCCAACATTAATTCCATCGACTAAAGCGGATTTCATTGTACCATAATGCCAATCATTAAAATATGTAGCTTCAAGCATATCACCATTTAAAACTTTCTGAGCAAATTCTTCATTTGTAAGAAAATGATAATGCTCGCCTTCTTTTTCATAATCTCGTTTCGGACGAGTTGTACATGAAACCACATTATGCCAGCCATCTCGTTTTGACAGAAGGAGAGCGAGGCTGTCTTTACCGGCCGCGCTCTTCCCTACTAAACATACAATAATCTTACTCGCCATCTTCTTCGCTTTCTCCTTGTGCTCTTTCCGCTCTCAGTGCTAAGTTGTTGTTATCAAGGACGCTATCAATCTTATACAACTGATGTCCTGGAGTGGCAGAATACTTTTTGCAAACAAATTCGTCCCCTCGCCGCATTCCTGTCACTACAATCATACTTCCTCTATTAAACCAAGAACGTTCAACTATATGCTTCACCGGTTTACCGTTTTCG